TTGTTGCAACAACTCCATTATACGTAAATGCAGTTGATCTTACAATTACATTTTCATCATCTGGAGATGCAAGTTTTGTTGGATAATATAAGTTGAATGTTTCCAATGAACCAGGATTTGGTGTGATCCTCATCTGAGTTTTCACATCCATTTTGCTTGAGAGGATGGCCTGATCTATTGCATCAATTTCTGTCAAAAGATTACTTCTTCTAAACACAGCATTAAATGTTGATAGATTATCCGAGAAATAATTTTGAATAAATGTGTTTATGGTATTTTCTGTTGTTGTTGCTGTAAACCCAGAAAGGGCCGGATCAAAATCAAACTCGGTTGTAAGTTCTAGATAAACATCAATAGGATCTGTAAATTTAGTTGTAATTGAAACAACACCAAGTCTGTCTGCAAGATTGTTTACAATGCTATTCTTTACATTTGTTTGAATTGTTGATGATGTTCCGGGAGCAAAATTCAAGCTTACATATACAGAACCATAGTCAATAGGAACATTTTGATCACCGGACCAAACATTTGCATCAATAACATCTGTATAGTTTGAAAGAATTGAACCTTTATAATCTAGTGAGGTAACCAATCTTTTTTGAGATGCATATGCAATGGGGGCAAGATATCTTACACTCTCAATGGATTGTTTGTTTGCACCTGCAGTTGATTCTGCACTTGTTACAACGTTCACTGCATATGAAACACCATTTATACTCAAGCTTGAGTTTGATGTGAAAACGTCCGCAGTATTTGCCGCTGGGCCAGCAGATGATAGGTATGTTACAACAACCTTGTTACCTGCATCCGGTTTCTTACCAAACGATAAACCATCACCAAAGTTTAGTTCATAGAATCCATTTGGTGCTTCACGGATCGTAAACACTGTTGAGGTTTCATCAATTGTTACTGCTCTTGCCAAGGGGATATATGTCACATAATTGGATGAACTTGCAGTATCAAAAACTTGTACAGAAGCTGTAGCCGTATCAATTGTTTCATCCGGAATCACAAATATTTGTCTCTCGTCAACTTCACCAGATAGGAATGTTTTTGTTTTTTCAATACCTTCATAAACAAGAATGTCTGTTGAACCATCCGCTGTTAAAAACTGATAAAAGCCGGAACCATTATCTTTTGCAAAATAATTTTCTAGTGTTCTGAATGTATAGTTTACACCATTCACTGCCGATGTAAATGTCCAACCTTTTGGTAATTGTATCTGTGCAGGCCTTGAAGGAACCCCAGCTAAACTTACATTTAAATTAAGTATTGCATACGCAGTTGTTCTGGATCTTACCTCATATCCCAATGTTTCGGCATGGGAAACAACTGATGATCTGAGTTGCGCAGTATTCAAAAATGCTTCATTCAAGGCAAAGTTTGCAGTCAAACCATTAACGTGGGTGTTATAGGCAAGGACATCAAGGATGTTATTCAAACCATCAGCTTCAAAATCATATGTATTAAATTGTGATTTTGACTTAAAATAATTTTTAAGCCCAGTTTTAATATTCTGAAAATCAAGGTCAGTTGATTTAATTGTTGTAGCCATTTATCTGAGCCTCGCTATTGTTAATTCTATTGACACTATCTCAGTTGTATTTACAACCTGGAAAGTAACCTGTACATCCAATGAATTGTAATCTGGTGAAGGATTTATTGCAAGGTTTAAAACTCTTGCTCTTGGTTCGTAATTTGTGATTGCATCCTTTATAAGACCTGAGATATATTCTGGGTCATATTCTGTATCAAGAGCAAACAAAGCACTATTAAGGTTTGCTCCAAAATTTGGTTGAAAAGGCTTTTCATTACGACTTGTCAGAAGAAGATTTTTAACAGCCTGCTTTACTGCTGCAGCATCTGTTTTCTTAAATATCTCTCCGGATGGCCTAGGTTTAAAAGCCAAATCTATGTCTACGTGCGATACCGATCTGGATGACACGATGGACGAACTTAGATTACCATCCTCAATTGAAAAAGCCTTAGCCATAAAATCCTCTAACGTTATTAGATGTATTTATAATACTATTCTAATATTTCTACAAGCTCACCATTTGTTTGGGTATAATTATTGAACTGTGTCTCCACCTTATTATCATATACAACTGTCCACTGAGGAGTAACTTCAGGCATCGTAATAATAATTTGTGCATGTAATGCACTGCCCGGCGTATATGTGTCGTATGATAGAATCAATTTACCAAAGTCCATGTAATCCATAATCCATTCAGCAAGGTCATATGTACGTTGCAGTGGAAGTTCTCCATTATTATCCCTCAGTTCATATACAACTGCTTGACCTCTGGACATAAGATAATTTACACTACCTGGCTCCAAAGTTTCTCCATCCTCGGCTTTATAAAATCCTTCAGCAACAATCAATCTATATTTGTTTCTGATATCCAGATAGGCCTGGACCTCGTTCATGAATTTTGCCTGCAGATAAAGATTCTTTGCAATTCTAACCCTGTCAATATCATCAGTGATATGATTTAATGTAAGAGGTTCACCATACCCACCTAGGAACTTTGCAAGTTTTATGCCTCTACCTAATGCTGTTCTTGCAGTTATCTCTCCATCCCTGGCTAATTGTAATTCAGGATTATATAATTGTTCTGGTGTGAGTGTAATTGTCTTTTTTATATTTGATGAGAATAAAATCTTTGTGGTTACATTTTCTCCAGGGAATACGTTTCCTGTACCTCTCTTTGGTGTACCACTGGTATTTGCAATTCTACCAATTGTTTTATCTGTAGGTTTTTGGTCCACGAAGGTGGGAGAAAGAACATTTTCTGCAATACAACGACCAACAAAAACATCATTCCTAATTGTATTTGGATCACGAAGTTTTGATCTTACATTTTCTGTTGTAAGTCTAACCTTTGAAATTCCACCATAGTCTGCAGACTTATCAATTTCATTTTTGATAATACTACCAACGTCAACATCAACAACCCTTACGCCATATTCTGACTTAGTAAGATAGTCATTTATCCAGGATTGATCAATGTCAGCTGGAGCAGGAAATTCTGCTCTATAACCTGGATCAACTGCAGTATTGTCTGCAGTGTAGCCAGATGCAGAACCAACAGATGCCGCACTATAGTTTTGTGAATTTGTCACATCAGCAGTAATTGCTTGTACGGCCGTGCCTTGCAAATCACCGTGAAATGCAGGAGCAGTAACGCCATTGGTAAATGTTGCAGATTTACCAAAATAGTTCTCGCCGTATATGTAAACATTATCCCCACCAATCATACCGGTATTTGATTGCAATACATTATCCTGGGAAGTGATATTGATGCTGTTTATTGCACTTAATGTAAGATCATCCTCTGCCGTAAACATTGCATCATTACCAGCAAATTGCCTGTTGTTATGACCAACACGAATTGTATAGTCACTATCTACAATAAGATTACAATCACCAAGGATAGTATCAGTGTTCGTGCCCACCACGAACTTTGATTTGTCTCCAGTGATAGAAGTTTCATGGTTCTCCCTTACCTTTTGTTGGTAACTACCGCGTACATCCTCACGAACGTCTCCATGAACTTTTAAATTATAATTACCACCAACCTCCACATCCATGTCACCTGAGACATGAAGCCGTAGATTACCTTGGTAGAATATGTCACCATCACCTCTCACTAAGACCCTATGGTCATTTCCGGTAATTTGAATTGTATTATATTTTGACGATATAATTACTGTACCATCTGGTCGCATATCAATACCAGCACCAGTACGATGTTTAAATAACATACGTTCACGGCCAGGTGTGTCATCAATTTCTGTGACATGGCCAGTTGCCGTTTCCCTCACCTGATTCATAGGATACTTTGATGACGGTAGATCCTCAATATCAAGATTTAATTGTACATCACCACCACCAACATAAACCTCATTTGTTTTCAAACCTCTTGCTGCAAGATTTGTTGACGCAATATTATAATATTCCTTGGTAGGATATGTTTGTGTAGGGTCAGCAAAGGCTTCCTCAGCTTTAGGAGGAAGATCTACCTCATTAGTTTCATCAGACATTATTTAAACACTCCTTTTATACTATCAAAAACTTTACCAAGTTTTAGTTCACCCTGTTTCAAATCTTGTGCTGCATCCAATACACCTTTTGCAACTCCATCCAAACCATTTACCTTACCGAGTAAATTACCCAACTGTCCGGTACCAAATAACTTATCAGCACCAACAATTAAATCATTTTTTTGTTTTATAAGATCAAGTGCATCTGCTTGAGATTTAACATAATTTTGAGGATTAACAGATGAGACTGCTGCAGCTTTTTTATTTTGTTCTCTGGCTACCTGTGCAACATTTGGTATCTTGGTTGAACTTGGTTTTTTGGGCAAAGGAATATTTGCAGGTTGTCTGTCGGCCAGATCAGCTGCAGGTGGCACTTCGGTAACATTTTTTTCCTTTAATGTTGATGCCTTTCTGTTTCTTGACTTTACAAACTCTCTAAGATCAAATGGGGGGTTGTTTACCGCAGATGGTTTCACATCTGATAAACCAAGTATCTCTGCTCCAGGAAATATTTTTATGAATTCATCAATTATCAGGCCAAGGTAATGCATTTGATTTGCAGTGGCTGCGGTTGGCCAATCATCTTCACCAGCATCAACAAGCACAACAATTGCACCGTCCCTAGGTTGTGCTAGATCACCACCCTTATATGAAACAAGATTTATGTCTCTTGTAACTGCAATTGCACCAAATAAATTTATATAAAAATGACAACCAATACCATATTCTCTGGGTTTTGCATTTACTGCAGCCTGGCCAAATTTCTTTACACGAAGCTCTCTGTATGGTTTCTGTAACTGTTCTATCACAAATTGTTTTTTATTCTTGAACTTAGTAAATACAACCAAAAGATGATTTATTTCTCTCTCACAAGATTTCAATTCACCGATAAGATGTGATTCATGTCCTATCAATGGAAATCTAAATGTACCACCTTCAAACTCTGTCTTTGTAAGAATGGTATAATTTTGTAAACCCTTTCCAACTTCATAAGGTGGTATTGTAGATTCAACATTTGGATTTACATCTTCAGTGGTAGATTTTGTAACCACATCCTTTGTATTGGTTGTGCCATTTTCGTTTGTGATATTTGGTGTTGGAATCTTTTGATTTTTTTCGTTTATAACTGTTTCAGTTGCTGCAACCTTTACAGCTTTTGTTGGCGATTGATATGTTTCTGTGACGTTTTGGGCAATAGCTACAATCTGTCCAAGTAGATTACCAAATGAACTACCTACCGAACCAAGTTTATTATTTGAACCAAATGGATTTTTAAGTGATATGGAAATTTTAGTTGAAGTGGTTTTCATATCTTGAGAAACTCTGTTTTGAATCCCGCCTTGATTTACCTCAACATCAACTGCCTCTTTTATTAAGGACGGAACAGGGGATGATTTATCAAAGCAGTCAGGTAACTCTTTATTTGAAACTTTTGCAACAGTTCTCAATGCTTGTGTCCCACCCTTTGGATTTGCTTGAATTACTGTTTCATTTAGAACAACCTCAACTTTAGCAGTCTTTCCGGTGACACTTTCAAGTTTTGATTTTGCACTTACAGTCTTTACAACAGTCTCTTTACCTTTTTTGATATTTTTTGTCATTACAGAGATTGCAGGCCCTTCATTAGCATCACCTTTAGTGGTTGTAGCAGAAAGTGATTTAAACCCATCCTCCTCGGTACCAACTTTTTTATTGATAACATTTGCTTCAGTAGAAATTCTTTGGTTCACGGCTACTTGTGATTTATCAGAAAATTCCTTTACTGCAGGTGTTTGGGAGGCAACTGCAGTTTGTACTGCTTGTTTTGGAACAACTGCGGTGTTTCGATCACCTTCGGAACCACCACCACCGGCAGCTGCAGCTTTTGCTTCTGCTTCTGAGTTGTATTGTTCTCTTATTTGATCACGTACAAATAATACTGTCCATCTTCCGCGTGCTTGATCAAAGTAAACCTTGTTACCATTTATAATTTGTGCATTTGCATCTGCTGCGTGGAAACTCATGCGAACCTCTCAAAATATTTTCTGGCCTCTTTTTTTCTTTCCTCAGTAGTTTCTATAGTGTTTTGAGGTCTTTCATATTCACGCTGAAAAACTTCTGAGGCCTGTTCTGGTGTCTCGGCCCGCTTAAGTTCATCAATACCAAGTAAGGCCTTATATTTGAATAATTCGTATTTAATAAATGATAATTGTGCATACAGTGATCTATAATCTAGTCCATTTTTTGCACTAAAATCCAAAAGCTCTGCATATCTGGTTAAACCACCTTCTCTGTTTGCTGCTCTTGGTGCATCATTCCATTGAGCAATACCAAATGCTTTTGCTCCATCTTTTTCCGTTGCGTCAATGGTTGGATCCAGATCCTTTGAGTTTCTTAAGTTGACACCATTTTCAACATGCAAATTTCCAAGTATACCACAAGCTTGTTCTGGTGTAAAGGAACCACCTTCCTCAGATATAAAATATTCAAATGCTTTTTCCAAATTTGTAGCACCCCTAAGTTTTGAATCATCTCTTGCTTCTTGAATATTACCTTGGTATGTTTCAGCAGCCTCAATCTTTGGTATTGAACCAAGGACCAAAGGTATTTGTGAATTTTTACCATCCAGGAAAATACCATAAACCTGTGCCATAGGTTTAATGCCAGTATTTGATCCGATGCCTGACGAGCCACCTTCCGTGATTGGTACTGAAACATGAGACCAGGGAAGGTCATCCAATGATGCATCATTGGTGTTATCCGGATGGACACCATATATCCTTACCTTAACCCTACCCAGTTGTTCAGGATCATTGATGTCAAGAACAGTACCAAGAAACCATCTGGTTTCGTCACCATAATATTCCTTATATGATGTAGGTATCATGTATAAGCTCCATCAGGCCATTCATTGGATTCATAATTTGTTATCTTTGAGCATAACAACCTTGAAAAGACTCTACCATTTCTAAAACTATGTTTTGCTGCATGAATCAGAT